ATTTGTAATAGTGCGTTAAACCAAATTGGCGCATCTAATATCATCGCCCTCACTGAGGACAGTAAAGCAGCGCGGATTCTTAATCAGCGCTACGAATATGTAAGGGACTCTGTGTTTCGCGCACATCCCTGGAATTGCCTGGTTACCAGGGTAACCCTGGCTCCAGATGCAATATCCCCAGCATTTGAGTTCGACAATGCGTTTACGCTGCCTACCGACCCGTATTGTTTACGGGTTTTGAATTTACGTTACCTGGACATTGTTCACCGTGTTGAAGGGCGCAAGATTCTTTGCGATGAAGACACTGTTGACTTGATTTATGTCGGGAAAGTAACTGATCCAGCGCAGTACGATACATTGTTGATCGAGGCTTTAGCTGCAGCTTTGTCAGCTGACGTAGCCTATCCATTGGTTGGCAGCACTTCTTTGGCCCAGGAGATGCGAGCCTTGTACGAACAGAAACTATCAGAGGCTAGGTTCGTCGATGCAACTGAAGGTACTCCGGGTAGCATCGGTAGCGTGACAGATTCGGGAAGCCTGGAGGCAGATACATTTATTAGATCGAGGTTCTAATGGCTAAAGCGAGTCCAGTTTTTGCCAACTTTACAGCGGGTGAGTTGTCTCCGCGCTTGGACGGTCGGACTGATCTAGGTAAATACTTCAATGGCTGCAAGGAGTTATCTAACTTTGTGGTCCATCCTCATGGCGGTGCAAGCCGTCGTCCAGGCACATTGTTTGTTCGAGAAGTTAAGAACAGTGCTAACAACTGCCGATTGATCCCATTTGAGTTTAATGTTGAACAGGCTTACGTCCTGGAGTTTGGAGACTTGTATTTCCGGATTCATAAGGATGGAGGCACTGTTGTATCGGGCGGCAGCCCAGTAGAGGTAACGACGCCCTATGCGCACACAGAGCTGGCAAATCTCAAGTTCACGCAATCGGCTGACGTTATGTATCTGGTCCATCCAGATCATCCTGTACAAAAGATTACGAGAACAAGCCATACTGCTTGGACGATCACAGAAGTTGATTTTCGTCGCGGGCCGCTCCAAGATCCGCTCCTCGATGGCTCGACACTGACTGCAAGCGCCAGGACAGGAACGGTAACAATCACGGCAAGTGTAAATACTTTTGCGAGTACAGATGTTGGCAGGATCGTTAAGCTGCATGATGGGTATGCTGCAATCTCTAGCTACACCAGCGCGACATCTGTTGGCGCGACTGTTTTGGAAAACGAAGATGGTCGCACCGAGTTAATGCCTTCTTACACAACGACTACGATCCAGTTCTTTGAAGGCGATCCTAGTGCAACAGGTTTAGAGCATAACGACCGAATCCAGGATAGTGCTGGCGGTTTCATTGACGAGGGCTTCAAAGTCGGCATGAGAATGACGATTACTGGAAGCACCAGCAATAACAAGACATCCGCACTTATTGTTTCTGTCACTGACGATACAATCTTGTTTGCACCATCTGTTGACCTGGCAGATGAAGCTGCCGGGGATACTGTCACGATGGTTGGCGACCTCGAAGCTGACGAAGGTTATCAGCTTGGAGCGTTCTCTGAGACTACTGGTTACCCAGCGACGGTTGCGTTTTACGAGCAGCGTTTGGTGTTTGCAAACACTCAGGAAGAACCTCAAACAATCTTTTTCTCCCAGGGCGGTGACTTTGAAAACTTTACCCAGGGAACAGGCGCAGCAGATGCGTTGACTTACACTATCGGATCAAACCAGGTAAACGTCATCCAGTATCTTTCCTCTGGCCGAGTTCTGATTGTTGGGACATCTGGAGGTGAGTTTGCTGTTTCTGCGTCAGGAACAACTGAACCGATTAGTCCTACAAATGCGCAGATCAAACGCCAGTCGAGTTATGGCGCAGCTAACATTCAGCCTGTTCCTGTTGGGAACGTCACGCTGTTTGTGCAGCGAGCGAAGCGAAAGGTCCGGGAACTGGTGTATGACTTTGACTCTGACTCTTACTACGCGCCAGATTTAACGCTGCTTTCTGAGCATATCACTGAATCAGGCATCAAAGAGATGGCGTTCCAGCAAGAGCCAGACAACGTGGTGTGGTGTGTCCTGGAGAACGGCAAGCTGGTTGGCATGACTTATCGCCGTGAAGAGCAGGTCATTGCCTGGCACGAGCATAAAATTGGTGGCAGCTCGACAGTCAACAGCGTTGATTATGCGTATGGCTTTGTTGAGTCGATTGCTACAATTCCTGGTGACCTGGATGAAGATGCGGTTTACCTGGTGGTTAATCGTCAGGTTGATGGCGGCACTGTTCGCTATGTTGAATATTTCAGCAACTTTGATTTTGGAGATGACATCCTGGATGCACATTTCCTCGATAGTGGTTTGACATACAAAGGCAGCGCAACAAGCAGTCTGTCAGGACTCGATCACCTGGAAGGGCAGACTGTTTCGATTATTGCTGATGGTTCCGCTCATGCAGATAAAACAGTGGCATCTGGCGCAGTGACACTGGACCGTAGCGCGTCTGATGTACACATAGGGCTTCCATATACCTCCAGGCTGCAGACAATGCGAATCGATGCAGGTGGCACAGAAGGCACCAGTCAGGGCAAGACCAAGCGAATCCGAGACGTTACACTACGCTTATACAGATCGGTGGGCGCTAAAGTTGGACCGGAAGAGGCTACCTTGGACATTATTCCATTCCGCAGCTCAGCTGCTGCGATGGATACGGCGGTACCGATGTTCACTGGCGACAAAGATATTGAGTTCGATGGAGACTACGATACTGATGGCTTCATCGTTGTGGAGCAGAGCCAGCCTCTGCCAATGACATTGTTGGCGATTTATCCTCGCCTTCAGACGTTTGATAGGTGATTAGATGTCTTTTGAAGCAGCAGCAATATTAGCAGTCGGCAGCTCACTTTTAGGAGCTGGGGCTGCTATTGACTCTGGTAAGTCGCAGCAGGTTGCTCTGGAATTTAACGCAAATGTAAATGAGCGAAACGCAGTTATCGCTGAGCAGCGCGCTGAAGTCATAAAGAGGGAAAGCGATTTAAACGTCCAGGATATCAAAGGACGTTACGCAGAGTTCCGGGCTATGCAGGAGCGTACCCTGGCGATGAACGGATGGGACGCCGACACAGGTACAGGATTGCAGTTGCAGATTGAAGCTGCATCAGCAGCTGACCAGGACATAGCTAACTTGCAATACAATACAGCTATTGCCCAAGCTCAGGTGCTGGAAGGCGCTGTTCAAGAGAGAATACAGGCTGATTTAAACAGGCTTTACGGTAAACAAGCAGTTAGAGAATCAGAGTATCGCGCAGCTGGAACATTGCTAAGTGGCGCAACAAAAGCAGCAACTTTGTACGGGATGGCATAAATGAAAGTACCTACCTATACCCAGCAAGTTCAGCGGACCACTGAAGTTGGTGGGCAGCGTATGTCAGTACAAGCAAGCCCTCAGCAGTTTGCGCGTGGCGCTGAAGCAGCGAAAGCATTTTATGCCCAGGCAGAAGACGCAGCGTTTCAGTATGGCAAGGCTGAGCTTCAGCAGCGCAATGAAACCGAGCGATTAAAAGCTCTTAATGAGTCGAACCGCATGCTAAGTGAATCTGCTGCTATGGCAGAAGAAATGGCAAAAAGGGGAAACCCAGACGAGGCGGATCAGTATTGGCAGGACAGTGTAACTTTTCACCGGGAGAAACAGTCTAAAGCAATTCAGAACGACGCCACCAGGCAACAGTTTTTTCTACAGTACGATGCCACTTCGCAAAAACAAACCGCTAATGTACAAAGATTTACTCGATCTATGCGCGCCAGTATCGGCACAGCTACCTGGCTTGAAAGAGAAGAAAGCCTAAAACTTGCAGCAGCAAGCGGTGACATGAACGCATCTGTAGAACTATTTGGTGACCCTGCTAATGGCATCAAAAGTTTTTACGACAACGGCATACAGAACGGCTTTATATCACCAGATAAAGCTGCAGCAAGAGCAATGACTACCAGGACAATGGTAGCTAAAAACAGAATCGTAAATCACATTGACGCATTAAGTAGTACGCAGCCAGTAGAGGTTGTTGAGAAATTTCTTGCAGATTTCGAGCAAGGGAAGGTCCCAGATAATATTGCTTCTGAATTGTCGTATCTTTTGCCTACAGAAGTAAAGCAGCTAAAAAACGCAATAGAAGGTGAAATAAGAACACAGAAACAGTTGGATAAAGCAGCTAAAGCGCTGTTATCTGACGAGCAAAGACTTGAGCTTGAGCAATACTTTAACAATCCAGAAGTGTCGTTTGAGGATAAAAAGAAAAAATTGCTTGATGTAATGATGGGTACGCCAGACCAGGTTGGAATGGTTTCGTCTGACTTTAGAGCTACGATTTCTCACGGTAAAGGCGTAATAAGCTCGATGAAAGCCCAAATCAACGCTGTAGTGAAAACCATTGAGAAGCAGCAAGCAGACGCAACAAGGCTTTTGTTAGATGGGTTTGATCCTGGGGTAGCAACAATTCTAGCCCCAGATAGACAGATTGCTGCTTTAGGAACTCAAGCTCCTGCATCTTTAGTCCAGGCTCAAAACGTATTAAAGGCAACTTACGACATCATTACTGGCATGCGGAAAATGGGTCCTTTAGAACTAGCTGCAGCAGTTGACGAGATGGAGAGCAAAGCTAAGGAATCAGGTGGCGTAACAATGGAAGCGGCTGTCGTCATCAAGAATGGGCGTCAGATGCTTTCTGGACTGAGTTCCAAGATAGCAAGTGGTGATGCCCTGGAAGCTGCACAGAATCGAGATCTTATTGTTTCGAGTCCTTTGATTGCGGATATGTATCAGCGTGATGATAGAGGCAGAGCAGTTCTTGTTAATGGTCGCCCACAGGTTAGCCAGGAGTGGATGCAGAACGCAGCGCGTCGGAGTCGCGATGCGTACTTTGTAGCAGACAAGTTTGGTTTAACGACGCCCCAGTTTACTACTGACGCAGAAAGATCAGCGTTATCTGATTTATTGAAAAACGGCGACGCAGGGTCACGCCATGCGCTGCTAACCAGTATTGCGCAAGGATTTGGTAATGACGCTCCAATCGTCTTGGGCGAACTTGTTGATGCCAAAAATGTAGATGAATACGCGCACCTTGGCGGATTACTGGTTGACGGTAAACACTCTGTAGTTAGTGATGCGCTACAAGGTTTAGACCTTATTAAGAACGGCGCACCAGTTAAATACGACCAAACAACAATGCAAGAAGTATTTAACCAGACAGTAGGAAAGTCGTTAATAAACAACCCTTCGTCAATGACCGCAGGGTACGAATTAGCAAAAGGCATCTATGCCTACAGAGCACAAGGTTTAGGTGAATTTAATGAAGAAATCTATGCGCAAGCAATTCAAGAAGCATTTGGTCAAAACAAATCTACAGGTAAAGGTGGATTCCATGAAATGGCAAGGAACAATATGGTACTCCTGCCAGATAACACCGATGCTGATGATGTTAAGAAACTATTAAAGAATGTCACTGATGAGCAATTTTTTGAAGTCACAGACGGGCAAGTTGTTAATCCTGGTTTATCTGAAGACATCAGAGAAGAAAGCGCCCTGTATTCATTAGTTGCTTACGGTAAAGACCAATACTATCTAATTCGTGGTGATTCCTTTGGTTATCACGAAGGGATTACAGATGACTTTGGAGATCCTCTGATAATCAATATTAGAGCCTGGCAGGAGCTGTACGGGAAATGAGTTCGTTTCTTTTCCAAAAAAAATCGCAAGCTCCATTCCAGCCTAGTGTCTGGAGCAACAAACCTAGCGCAAGCGCTTCTGAAGTTTGGGAATTTGCTCTGCAAGACAGCATTTACAATGAGCTGTTTGTGTCTGACTTGTATTCGCACCAAGACGCATGGCAGCCATATATTGATTTAATCCAAGAGCGTGACGGAATTACTTTCGACAATCCAGGCGACTCCATCATTGCGGAGAAAACTGAACGAGAAATATATGAAGCTGAACAGCGTGGAGAGATGATTGATCCAGAATCATCTTTTGCTTATAGCGGAACATCTGACTACGGAGAACGCGCCAATAAAATTAGAAAGCATATTTTGGATAACCAGGATCGGTTCCCGGAAGTTGCAGATTTCGCATCCAGGAATATAGAAGAGGAGGCAAAAAACCTTGCTAGAAGCAAAAGACAGCAATACATGGAAGTCGAGGGGAGGTCATACGGTGCGACTAACTGGCTGGTCGGTATGGGCGCTGGTGTTGCTTCTGCTGCTTATGATCCATTCACATATCTAACATTACCATCTGGTCTTTACTCAGCTGGCGCTAAAACTCTTGGTTCGTTGTTGCTGCGCGAATTTGTTGTTGGCGCAGGAGTAACAGCATTGTTGCAGCCAAGAGTTGCTTCCTGGTACGAAGAGCTAGGGTATGAGTATGGCTGGGAAGACTTTGTTACAAGAACGGCAGCTGGCGGCGCATTTAGCGCTATTTTTTCTGGGACCATGAAGTTAACTGCGGATCAAGTAAAGAAAGGAATTAAGGCTTACAAAGATAGCGGCCTTGCCGACTCACCATCTGCAGATGCTAAAGCTGCTGAAGTTGCTCTTGAAAAACTTGAAGATCTGCAAACCACAAATCCTTTAGAAGATTTGCCTCTGCCTCTGCCTTTAGCACGATGGCAAAAAGAAATGGATAGGCTGCTCGATATTGAAGCAGGTTACAAGATATCTTGGGAAGAAGTAAAAAAACAGCAAGCCGAATTATGGCAACCAGTGCTTGACGCTTATGAACGCGGCGAAATTACTATTGAAGAAAGGAACGCGCAGCTTGCTCAAATTACCAAAGACTTAGATGTCAATGGCATTAAAAAATTATGGGATCAATCCACAAAAAACATTGATGACTGGTTAACAAAACAGAATGAAATTGATGAGGCATGGCAGGGTGCAAGAGCTAATTTAGAACATGCGGAAAGATCTGCAGCAGCAACAGAAGCCGTAGTTCACAATAAAGCACCAAATATTCCCGAAAAACCAATATCTCCAATTAACGAAGCAATAGAAGAAAGCAGCCTCCCAATCTGGGGCGGAGATGATTTGCGGTCCATCCAGGTTGATGCAGAAACTTTCCAGTTTAAATCTGGAGGCGATAGGTACGGTGTCTTACCCAAGTTTGCTGACGTAACGCAGTGGGATCAAAATGCAGCTGACCCAATTATGGTTTGGCAAAGATCTGACGGGGCCAATTTTGTTGCCGATGGACATCAGAGATTGGGCCTTGCTAAGCGAATTATGGATACAGATCCGGCACAAGAGCCAAGGCTGCCTGTCATTATTTTCCGGGAAACAGATGGTTTTTCTGCGGAAGACTTGCGTTATTCAGCAGCCATTAAAAATATTCGCCAGGGAACTGGTTCTGCATTGGATGCAGCAAGGGTATTTAAGATGCGCCCGGAAGATATCGAAAAGTTATCTTTCGGCAAGGAGTCAGCGATTGCTAGGCAGGGTAGGGCAATCATGGCAATCAATGAAGAGCTATGGCCTTATATGATAAACGGCCTGGTTCCAATGAACTATGGCGCAGTTATCGGTCAACTAATTCCTGATGACGCTGCAATGCAGGAAGCTGCTTTTAAAGTTTTAGCCAGGATTGAGCCGAACAATGAATTCCAGGCTACTCAGATTGTCAAAGACGTTAAGGTTGCTGGTTACGAAAAAGTAACCCAGGAAGGATTGTTTGGCGCAGAAACCTTTATTGATTCTTATTTTGAGGAGCGCGCAGTTATCCTGGATAGAGCGCAGAAACAAATAAGAAAAGACAAGGCTGCTTTCAATAACATTGTTAGAAACGCTAGTCGCCTCGAAGAAGAAGGCAATGTTGTAATTAAAGAGAACAACAGGAGACGTATCACTGATGAAGAGAAAACGCTCGAAATCCTCACAGCGCTCGCAAACGCAAGGGGGCCAATCTCGTCCGCGCTTACAGACGCAGCTAAGATTGCAAGAGAATCAGGAAAGTATGACGGAGCTGTCGAACAATTCCTCGGGTCCGTCAGAAGAGCAGTTGATGAGGGCGAATTTGATCGCTACGCAAGCGGAGATGATTTCGTACATTCACGCAATCAAGCGGAAGTCTCAGAACGCCCGCAGGTTGTCCAGGACGAAGATTTCTCGCTCTTTGACGACGTAGTTGGAGAAGGGGCAACAAAACAGGCAGCGGATGCTTTTGAAGAAGTTCGGCAGAATGTTGCTAAGTCAATCGGCAAATTTGATGAAGATGCTTATATTGAGTTAATCAACCCAGGTGGGCTGCGCGTACCAGAAGTTGAAGCAATGCGCTTGGATTCGCTTGAGTTAACTGATTTGACAATGGACGAAGCCTTTGACTTTCCAATAAGCACTGTAGAAATAGCTCGGGTTGACGGCGTTATTTATATGAAAGATCGCAGCGGTCCAGACATCTTTGCTATGCACGAGACAGAAGATCTCATCCTTGGGTATTGGCGCAGGTACGAAGGTGGGGTCCAGGGTCTAGTCGCAACAGATTTCCAGGGGCGCGGGATTGGCTCAACGCTTTCTTACTTATATCGCAGCCAAAATCCAAAAGCTCAGTCAGGTGGTTTAACCGCAGCTGGAGAAGCTGTTGCCAGGAAAGTATTCAGACAAATGGCTGCCATAAGGCTGAAGCCAGATCCGTCTTTGTATTTTGATACGACTGGCGATTACTTAATGGTTTCTTTGCGTGATATCAAACCAATAAGAGCTAGGGGCGAAGGAATATTTAATGCAAAAGTGTTTATGTCTCAGGCCGAAGAAGGCCTCATGGAAAAGCGCATGCCTGTTGAAGCCAAAGATCTTGGTGATGGAACGTATGAGCTGCGTGACGGAAATAGTACCTATTCGGTTGCTGTAGATAGCGGATGGGAGAGCATGCCTATTCGCGTAACAACTGATGAGGAGTTTGCTTCTGCCACATCAGAAAAAGCAATGGCCAATATTCTGCGTCCTGGCGCAAAAGAAAAACCAAGATATGTAGACAAGCAAGAGTCTGACAAAGTGAGCTTTGGTTCATTTATGAATGAAGTCTTGCATAACCAAGAGTTTGAATCTTTTGACAGCATGATGACTAGGGGCGCTGCAAATCACCAGGCGCTGAATGAGGCGGTTGAGAAAATTGCAAATGACCTTGGCCTGGAATTTAAACCAAAGAAAGACGATGCTGGAAAGTTTTTAGTCCCTCCAGTTAAAGAAGCAGATGCTACAATAGAGAAACTGGTTGAGAAATACAAAGCTGATCCAGACAACTTATTACCATCTTTGTATAACGTTACAGACATAGCCAGGACTGGCATGACCGTTTACCGCCCAGAAGATGCCAGGGCCGTACTTAAAAAACTAAACGAAGACTACAAGTGGCACATCATTGATGAAGGCTGGGGGAAAACTCCAGTTGGTTATTTTGATGCAAAAGCCCTGGTTATCATGCCTGACGGGATGCTTGCTGAAATTCAGTTTTGGCCTCCAGGCATGCTTGACGCTAAAAATACTGCTGACCTAACCAGGTTTGGATATGAAGCAACATACGTCAATAAAAAAGGGGAAACAAAACCTTATACTGGCGGGCATAAACTTTATGAACTTTGGCGCGCATTAAAGCGTGACGATGATGGCGAACTAATTAACGAAGCAGACATTGACGTTGAGAAGAGATTGTCAACCGAAATGAGAACTCTGTATCAAGAAGTCGCTGATGAACTGCCTTCTACGTTTGATTCCATGTTAGCAACGCTTGAGATTGACCGGAGGTTGGTGCCAAGTTTGAGCGCAAGAGATGCAGCTTCGGCTGCTGATATTTCGGGCGACCTGTCGTCCATCAATATACGGGAGGCACCTTTACCTGATCTCCAGGCACCAGCGCGTCCGTCCCACACAGACACAACGTCACTGTCAACATCCCATGCTGCCAGTGATATGCCGTCTACCATGAAAAATCTCACTTCTAATACCTCCGAGTTCAGTGTAACAGATTTGGTCAACGAAACCAATGATCCAGACGGTTTCCCTACCGCTGGGATATTTGTTGATGAGGATGCCCAAATGCAGCCCAGGATGCAAACATTTGACGAAATGCAAAAAGATTTTGAGATGGATGATGCTTTAATCGAACGATTTAAGGATTGCGTGTAATGAGCTTTAGACAATGTATTGCAAATGCCAGGGCTGAAGGCAAGATCGACCCGGAGCGATTAGATAAGATTTCTGATCTATTTGAAGGCGCTGTTGAAGAAAATGCTGCAAGGATGCCAAAAGCTGAAGCAGAGCGAATTGCTGGTCAACAGGCATTTGATGCGTTTTCTTTTGAAGCAAAGGAAAAGAAACGTGTGGCATTGATCCAGGCTAGAAAGGCCACGGAAAACAGGCGAAATATTTTAGGCTACAAAACCATAAAAAATCAAAATAGTGCCAGCGAAGGCATTGTTGCTTTGATGGACAAATTAAATCTTGGAACATTTGGCAGCGTAAAAGGCCAGATTGATGCTGTTAGAAATCTAGCTTATGCGCGGATTAGCAACATCCTGGCTAAAGGCCACAGAAATCTTTTAGGGCAAACAAGAAATAAAGCAAATCTTGAAAATGCAGTAAGAGAAAGTTTTGGTGAAGACACTGGTGACGCTGTTGCACGAGAGCTATCTGCATCCTGGGCTGATGGCAGCGAATACCTTAGACGTAGGTTTAACGCTGCTGGAGGACATATTCCTAAGCGGGCTGACTGGAACTTCCCTACATCACATAACGCAGACAAGATAAGAACAGTTGCTCAGAACCTGGATGATGGATATCAAATTTGGCGCGATGAGTTACTTGATTACATTGACCTGGATAAAATGATCGATTCCACAACGGGACTGCCATTTACCAGGGAGACGATTGAGATTGCTTTAAAAGATATGCACGAAGCAATCGTTACAGAAAACGCAAGCAGAACAGCGCTAGGTTTCAATCGTGGGCAAGGGAAAAAGGCTTTAAGGAACACTCGCGCAGATCACAGGTTTCTGGTTTTTAAAGATGCTGATTCCTGGCTGCAGTACCAAAAAAAATTTGGCAACGACAATATTTTTGAAACGATGGTTCAGCACATTGAAACCATGTCCAGGGATATTGGCGTTATGGAGGTTCTTGGCCCCAACCCACACTCAATGCTTGCCTACCTGGAGAACGTGGCTTACAGAGAAACAGGAGCCGACCCAAAGGCAAAAGCTAAATATACATCCGACATAAACAAAGCAAGAGGTTTGTATCAACACATAACTGGAGCAGTGAATAGCCCCATAAACCCTAAAGTTGCGCAAACTTTTGCAGGTATGCGTCAGTTGATTTCTGGTGCATTTCTGGGGGCAACATCACTAATTGCGATTACAGACTTAAACTTTCAGCGGATTGCCAGGAGGATGGCTGGCTTGCCACAGACTTCGATAATCAAGGATTACCTAAAGTACATGAATCCACTTGGTTACGAAGAGCGAGCAAAGATAGCTATTTCCCAGGGATTGATTGCTGACGGATGGGCGCAAGTCGCTACAGCTCAGATGCGTTTCATTGGAGACGTATCAGGCACAGAAATTACCAGGCGAATTTCTGACTTCACAATGAACGCTTCGTTGCTTTCCCCGCATACAACAGCTGGTCGATGGGCTTTTGGTATGTCCTGGACAAGTTACTATGCGGACGCTGCAGGAAAAACATTTGACCAGTTGACACCAGAAAACAGAGAGACTTTGTTAAAGCATGGAATCAATGAAGCTGACTGGGATGCCATACGGCAGACTGCGCCATACGTTGAAGACGGAGCAGAATTCTTAACATCTGCAGCGATAGATAAAAGAACTGATTTGTCTTTTGAAGAAGCAACCAGGCTTTCTACAAAATGGCAGCAAGCAATCAATGCAGAAACAGACACGGCTATCCCTACATCTTCAGCAAGAGGCGCATATACGCTGTATGGAGAAAGTAGACCAGGAACGCTGCCAGGTGAAATTTTGCGCTCATTTGCGCAATTCAAAAACTTTGGCGTGACAGTTGTTGGCGATCATTTTACCAGGGCAGCTATGCGCTCTGGGCCAAAAGCCAAAGGGCTGTACATGGCTGATTTAATTATCAGCACAACGCTGATGGGCGCTCTTGGTTTGCAGCTTAAAGAAATTGCAAAAGGAAGAGATCCTCGTCCAATGGACGACCCAGACTTCTGGATGGCTGCAATGCTTGCTGGAGGTGGTTTTGGTATTTATGGCGATTTCCTGTTTTCTGATGTCAATCGGCACAACAGAGGGCTTGGAGAAACTGTTGCTGGACCAGTCATTGGTGGCCTTGTAAGTGATCTAAGGAATCTTTCCTCTGGGAATGTTGTCCAGGCGTTGACTGGAGAAGATCCAAAATTGGCGAAGGAAATGTTAACATTTGCAGCAAGGTATACGCCTGGCTCAAGTATTTGGTATTTGAGGACAGCGTTAGAAAGAATGGTCTTCGATCAGATGCGGATTTGGGCAGACCCAGATGCAAGATCGAATATGAGAAGACTTGAGAGATTGAGGAAAAAAGAATACGGTCAGCGTTATTGGTGGAGACCTGGACAAACTGCCCCATCAAGAGCGCCTGACATAGGAGCAGCAGCAGGAGATCTTGCACGATGACGGTATCAAGTACAACCAACAAGGTTAGTTACTCAGGGAACGGAACCACAACCGTTTTTCAGTACACTTTCAAGATCTTTGCAGACGGTGACCTGGACGTTTATATCCGAAGCTCCACTGGCACAGAAACGCTTAAGACTCTGACAACTGACTACACAGTATCTAATGCTGGGGTCGATGGTGGCGGTAACGTCACATTCGGCACTGCTCCAGCATCAGGCGAGACTGTGGTTATTCAGCGTAAGCTAGCGCTTACCCAGGGTACAGACTACGTTGAGAACGATCCATTCCCTGCTGAATCGCACGAAGAAGCGTTGGACCGCCTGACGTTTATCACGCAGCAAATGCAAGAAGAGATTGATCGGTCTATTAAGGCATCGGTTACAAACACCATCTCATCGACTGAGTTTGCGATTTCTGCTGCAGATCGAGCAAACAAAATCTTCGCTTTTGATGGCGATGGTGACTTATCTGTTACCCAAGAGCTTGGTACATACCAGGGAGATTGGTCAGCATCAACTTCATACAATGCGCGTGACCTGGTTAAAGACACCAGCACCAACAACATTTTCCTAGCCAACACAGCGCATACGTCTAGCGGTTCTCAGCCACTGACATCAAACACAGACAGCGCTAAGTGGGACTTGATCGTTGATGCTGCATCAGCGTCTTCATCAGCAGCTGCAGCTGCAGCTAGCGCGACGACAGCGGAAGGTCACGCAGACGATGCAGAGGCATCAGCAACAACGGCTTCAGGTCATGCCACAACAGCAGAGGGTCATGCGACAACTGCATCCGGTCACGCAACAACAGCAGAGGGTCATAAAGATGATGCAGAGACAGCCAAGACTGCTGCTGAGTCTGCAAGAGATGCTGCATTGGCAGCGTTTGATGATTTTGATGATCGTTACTATGGCGCTCACGCAAGTGATAGCGCAGCCGAAACATACGTCACTGGCAACGGTTTAACTGTTGATGCTGGGGATTTGTACTTCAACACAACAGATACTGTAATGAAACTTTACACAGGCTCTGCTTGGGTTGCTGCTTATGTATCTGGCGGATCATTCCTGGCTGCAGCAAACAACTTGTCTGATGTCGCCGACGCTGCAACAGCTAGAACAAACCTTGGCTTAGGCACTGCGGCCACATCAGCAAGCACAGACTTTGTTGCGGTTACTGGCGATAGCATGACTGGTGATCTGAACTTTGGCGACAACGACAAGGCTATCTTTGGTACGGGGTCGGATTTACAGATTTATCACGATGGCACTAACAGCCAGATTAGAGATTTAGGTACTGGTGACTTATATATTCAAGCAAGTGCGGCTGTCAGCTTCACAAATACTAATGCATCTGAAACCTATGCTGTTTTGAATGAAAATGGTGCAGTATCCCTTTACTACGACAACTCCGCCAAATTCGCCACAGCATCAGCAGGAGTCGCTGTCACTGGAAGAGCAACTGGTACGCTGACCACAGACAACGATCTGTCATTCGACATGAACGCATCTAACTACTTCAAATGCACACCAACAGGCACAGGTACGCTGACGTTCACGAACATTACAGCCGGACAGTCTGGCAATATCTGGCTAGACAACTCTGGCGGCCACACTATCTCAGCCGCCGCTACCACATACATTGCCAGTGCAGACCTCACTACCATCTCAACAGCAGGTGTTTACTTCCTGTCGTACTACTCTGATGGTACGAACGTAATGGTCAGTGCGACTCCGGCAGTCACAAGCGCAGGAGCATAACGTGGCAATATTGCAAGGTAATGCAAAGCAAGGCTCTACACGGGGCTTCTATCCTAAGACCATTGAAGGATCGCTACGGTTTAACGATGATGACTCTGCGTACCTAGAATGGACTCCTATTGATGCAGGGACTAGCTCTACTATATGGACATTTAGTTGGTGGCAAAAAAGCGTTGGTGCAAATAACAGCGGTACTGAAGTCGTATTTGGTGCGGCTGACGGTAGTAACCGTCATATGATACGTTTTGACGGTAGTGGGCAGTTAGAGTTTGTACAACACACAACAACAGTCAGAGTGCCAACTGCCAAGTTTCGTGATCCGTCTGCGTGGTATCACTTTGTTGTTAATGTCAGCGGATCATCTGCGGCAATTTATGTTAATGGTGAAGAAATTACAGACTTCACTACATCTAATTCACCTTCAGGTAGTTGGTACATTGGCAATCAATATACTCATCGTATTGGCCGTGATCCTGCGAATGCAGATTATCAAGACGGCTACCTAGCCGAAGTATTCTTCATTGACGGCACAGCCCATAACGCTGACGCTTTCGGTGAAACCAAGAACGGTGTGTGGGTTCCAAAGAACATTACAGCCACAGACTTTGAAATGGGTACGAATGGCTTTCACCTGACGTTCCAAGACGATACAGCGGTTGAAGCATTCAATACTGTGCTGTATCGGGGTAATGGCCTTAGCTCAAGTTCTGTTACAGGGATGGGCTTTGAGCCTGACTTAGTGTGGATAAAAGCTCGTGATGGCGCATACAATCATATTTTATTTGATTCAGTTCGTGGGGTTGGCAAGTATCTTACATCAAGTCAAACATTTGCAGAAAACTGGGCAGGTGACTTATTCCCAAATTCAAAACCAACTACCGATGGTTTTATTGTTGACGGGCATTTAAACGTATCCATAAACGAGTCCGGTAAAAAATACGTTGGTTGGGGTTGGAAAGCAGGTGGCGCACCTACCGTTGATAACTCAGAAGGTGCAGGGGATGTTCCAACAGCAGGTAGTGTCAAGATTGATGGCGTTGACTCTACGTCTGCACTAGCGGGTACTATCCCTGCCACAAGACTTTCTGCTAGCACTGCCTACGGATTTTCTGTGGTTTCTTATACTGCTAATAACACTAACAATTCAACGATAGCTCACGGTTTAGGGGCTGTGCCGGATTTCGTTTTGGTTACCGCAAGAAATTTTCCTACCGCTACAAATTGGGCTGTTTGGCACTCAAGTTTAGCAAGCATCCAACATTATCTTAGATTGAATACTAATGATGGGGTTGTAACAACTGACAACTCTAACTTTGGTACTGTCGATCCAACATCTACTGTTATGAACTTAGGTTATGCAGGATCAACGAACTCAGGTACTTACAACTACATCATGTACTGTTGGACACAAAAATCTGGACTGTCCGCATTTGGCACTTATTCTGGAAACGGTTCTTCTACTGGCCCGATCATTTATACAACGGATGATGGAACAGCAGGTGGGGCAAATGGATTTAAACCCGCCTTTATTATCCACAAAAAGATAAGCGACAGTGGAGGAACGGCTAAAAGTTCTGACTGGTGGTTGCAAGACAATACAAGAACAGTCGCAAACGGAAATGAAAATACGCTATTTGCCAATGGTAGTTTTGATGAATGGACTGACGCAGATGGTGGTGGGTTTGCTGTTGACTTTTTAGACAATGGATTTCAGCTTAAAGATTCAAATACAGTATTCAATACTTCTGGTGATATCTACATCTATGCCGCCTTTGCAGACACAAGAGAAGCGGCCTTCTGGTTAGATCAGTCTGGTAATGACAACGATTGGCAACCAGTCAACCTAGACCATAACGATACCGTTGCAGACAGTCCGACTGATAACTTTGCGACTTGGAATGGGGTCGTTGCAGGTAATTTTACTTTGTCGGAAGGTAATTTGAAGTCCACTGTTAACACGAATCGCAACGGTATTGTTAGCTCTATCGGATTTGATCCACAAGATACTGATGGGTACAAAGCTGAGTTCACTATCAACACGCTAGGAAATATGGTTATTGGTCTTGCTGATGAGACGTTTAAGACCGATGAAGGAACTGTGTATGCTACGACTCAAGCAAGGGCTGTTGTTTACGGTGTAGACGGCACTGTTTATGATGACGGGTCATCACAAGGTACGTTTTCTTCATTTACAGCAGGAGACGTAGTTACGATGTATGTCAAATCAGGGTCACTGTATTATGCAGTCAACGGAACGCTCGCAAATAGCGGAAGTCCTGTTGTAACTGGCATTTCTGACGACAAAGTATTTTGGTTACACGCATTATCGGGTGCATCGTCAGGAACATTGACAGCCAACTTTGGTCAACAGCCTTTCGTTCACACAACTTCACTGGATTCTTGATATGGCTTTTAAATCACTCAGTACAGCCAACCTACCCGATCCTGCGATAGACCCTGCACAGGGAAGTAGTCCAGAGGATTACTTTGGGACACTGTTGTGGTCTGGTGACGACAACGCAACACGCACTATTCAAACAGGAGGCTCTGGTGTAACAGGTGACATTAACTTCACACCCGACTTCTCTTGGATTAAGCGTAGAAACGGATCGAGCAATGGTAGTGACCATATGCTATTGGATGCTGTTCGTGGTGTCGGTTCGTTCAATGCTTTATCCAGTAATGGAACACAAGAAGAAGGCAGGACAGAAGCAGGGTCATTTTGGACAAACTTTGGCGACATTGATGCGTTCACAACAGATGGATTTACTGTTCAGAAAGGTAGTGATCCAAGCCACACGCTAGAAGGCATTAACCAATCAGGTGGCACATACGTTGCTTGGAACTGGAAAGCAGGAACATCTGTATCAGGGTCGACTACTGGGTCAGGTACTAGCCAAAGTTATACTGGATCAGTTAGCCCAATTTCTGGATTTGGAATCATTGGATATGCAGGGAATGGAACGGCAGGTCATTCAATCCCGCATCATTTAGACAGCGCACCTGAAGTTGTTATTGTAAAGCGTAGAACTGGCGGAGATAACTGGGCAGTAACTACACCTGACGTAAACAGGCTTTATCTTAATGGCACTAACGATGCGGCTAGTATTAACTACAACTGGGCAGATCAAGACGGTTCTGTTGTAACTCTGAACGGTACAGATGCGTTTATGAACGCTACCTCCAACACTTACATCATGTACTGCTTCCACAGCGTTGAAGGCTTCAGCAAGTTTGGCAGTTACGAAGGCGGGTCAGATGCTTTTGTCTACACAGGCTTTAGACCCGCAATGATTATTTGTAAAAACATCGACTCAGGTACAGCCAAATGGGGCGTGAAAGACAGCACCAGAAGCACCATCAATCCAACACGAAACACTTTGTATCCGAATGACAGTTTAACTGAGTACACAGGTACTCTGCACGATGTGGATTTTCTGTCAAACGGATTTAAACTGCGAAACGCAGATGCTGTATGGGATGGGTCAGGAACATACATCTACATGGCCTTTGCCGAAAACCCATTTAAGTACAGCAACGCTCGCTGATAGGAGATAGAAACAATGTGGACTTACTTAGGAAGAGTCATCAAACAAGGCAGGGCGTGGACTGACGCTGAAGGTGTACAGCACCCTGCACAGTGGAATCGTTGGACAGACGAGGAGAAGGCCGCTAAAGGTCTGGTGTGGAATCAGGACTTACAGCCTGTACCGTTCGACAATCGCTTCTACTGGAGTGCAGGAGTTCCAAAGGCACTGGATGATGTCAACGCAGTAGACGAGGACGGCAATCCTGTACTGGATGAAGACGGTGTTCAGGTTGTCACTAAAGGACTCAAGAGCAATGCTATCGCACAGACAAAAGTGACTGCTAGCGGCTTGCTTGCTCCGACTGATTGGATGGTTATCAAGGCGGCGGAGGTATCTGGATACACTGTCCCTGCTGATATCACAACCTATCGTGCGGCAGTGCGTACAGCATCGAATACCATCGAAACTGCGATCACAGGCGCGGCTGACCACGCAGCGTTCATGGCGTTGTATAATGCGCCAGTAGATGCCGACGGTAATCCTACCGGAAACGCACCAATCAATGACTGGCCTGATGAGGTTTAACAATGGACAAGCGCACAGTGTCTTCAGCGCATAAGCGCATCGATAGTATTGAGGTACGCCTGGAGGCGCACGAAGCTGTGTGCGGTGAGCGCTGGAAGGAAACCATCCTCCGCATTAAGCGCATCGAAGGCGTGATGATTGCTGCAGCAGGGAGCATCATAGCCATGCTTGTTGCGATTCTGATGAAGGTGACCTAGATGTTAGCGGAGATCGGCCTGGCAATTAGCGCAATCAAGGCAGCCAATGAAGCCATAGGCGCGATCAAAGAGATGTGTGGCAACATCCAGTCTGTTGGTCAGATGGGTGGTGAGCTAACCAAGCTAGCGGATTCAAAAGAGCAGATTGAGAAGAAAGCAAAGGATGGTGATATGGATGCCTTCTTTGCGCTAGAAGATATCCGCAACAAAGAAGCTGAGATCAAACAGATGTTTATCTACCAGGGTCGCGCAGGACTTTGGGATGACTATCAGAAGTTCATGGAAAATCGCAAGGCTCTAAAGAAGAAAGAGATTGAGCGTGAACAGGCTCGCAAACTGGCTAAGAAAAAGGCCATACAGAATGGATTTCTTTATACTGCTGTCGGCATTGCTGTTCTCGGTGTGGTGGGCGGGGCCGTGGCCCTTTTACTTTGGCTTATATCTTTACGGGGCAGGTAACTGATGGCTTACTTTAGGCGAGAGATCAACAGCCCTGACGCCATGCTTGAGATTGGACAGCAGCGCGATTCATCTGCGCAACTGCTGCACTTCTTTGGATTCAATCCTGCTGTCAGCACAACATACGAAACAATCTGGAACAACGGCGGTGGTCAGTACGTTTACCCTAGCCAGGCGCTGACCATGAGCTGCGTCTCTACGTCTGCCGACGATACTCAAACAATCCTGATCTCTGGCCTGGATGAGGATTACGAGGAAATCTACGATATTGTGCAGCTCAGCGGCACAACTCCGGTGACGACAACAAATCAGTTTTACCGAATCAACGCAGCCAGGACATTAGCAGGAGTCAACGTTGGCGCAATATCCATCAGCAACTCTGGGACCGTATACGCTTATATCGGTCCTGACCTAGGGACTCACCAAACAACTTTCTACACGGTCCCTGCCGGGCGATCCCTATATATACACCAAGTCACATTCAACTCTGGGACGGTCAACCCAAACAAGTATATGACTGCGCGAGGATCAATCATCAGCAGCACTGGCGTAGAGAACAGGTTCTGGCAATCTACTTTCCAACAGGACGTATACTTTAATCTGCGAGTGCCATTCATTGTGCGTGAAAAGACAGACTTCTTGATTGAAGCGAAGAGCAGCAGCGGTGAAAACGAATTGTCCATATACATGGGCGCTGTACTATTGGAGGACTATGTATGACGGAGCTAGAAAAGTATGACAAGAACGGGAATGGCGTTCTCGATCCGGATGAGCTTGCTGTTATTGAACTGGAGGATCGCCGCCGTAAGATGGAAGATGAGGATGCGCAGCGTGATTCGATCAGGAAGATGGCGTGGTTCGCGCTATTTGGCCTACTGCTGTATCCCTTTGGTATTTTTCTATGTGATCTATTTGGACTTGCTACAGCGGCGGGATTGATCGCTGACATAGCTCCCACTTATTTCGCCTCAATCGCTGTCCTTGTATCCGCTTTCTTTGGCAGTACAGCAATCGCATCGAAGAAGGCTAGCTAATGGAATTCGTAGCCGCACTGATTTTAGCGGTCTTGGCTATTTGGGGAATTATGAATATTCCGCCAAAGGATGACTGATGAAAGTCTGCGAGTACGTCTTTAAAGAGGGGATGTACCACACAGGATGCGGATCAAAGTTATTATTTCGGCCTGTCGTCAAGTGCGACAAATGTGGTCGGAAGACAAGGGAGAAGACCAATGATACAAGCATTGATAGGACCAGTAACCGGACTGCTTGATAAGTTCGTCGAAGATAAGGATGCCAAAAATGCAATGGCTCACGAGATTGCAACGATGGCTGAGAAGGCTGCACATGAAGCAGCTATGGCTCAAGTTGAAGTCAACAAGGCAGAAGCCCAGCATCGATCAATCTTCGTCGCAGGATGGAGACCATTCATCGGATGGGTCTGCGGAATCGCGCTGGCATATCACTTTGTGCTTGCTCCATTCATTGTATTTGGAGTTGCTTGGTTTGGTGCAGAAATACCTGAGTTACCTGCGTTCGATATGGACTCGCTGATGACTGTACTTCTCGGTATGCTGGGGCTTGGTGGTATGCGATCTTTTGAGAAAGCAAAGGGGTTAACGAAGTAAGTGAGGTATATGGATATGGACGTAGATAAACTGAAAGATCAGCTGATACTACACGAAGGACTGGAGCTAAAGAGTTACCAATGCAGTGCAGGATTCATAACGCTCGGGGTCGGGCGCAACGTAGAAGAGTTAGGCATCACCGAAGACGAAGCCAGGTACCTCCTGGACAACGACATCCTGCGAGTGACGAAGGAACTGGACAACAACCTCCCGTGGTGGAGAGACATGAGCGAAGTTAGGCAGCGCATCTTTGTTGATATGGTTTTTAACCTGGGCATCAGTCGATTCCTAAATTTCAAGAACATGATCGCAGCTGCTGAAGAACAGAATTGGGAAGAGTGCGCAGCGCAAATGTTAGATTCTAGGTGGGCAGACCAGGTAGGGCAGCGAGCTACACGCCTGGCTACAGCAATGGTTGAGGATAGCCTGGAGATCTGATATGCCGAAGCAGCTGCATGAAAGTTTAATGCGTCGAGCATCGAAGATGGGTCTCAAAGGCGAGCGCAAAAAAGCGTATGTCTATGGGACCTTGCAGAAAGTGGAGAAGCAGGGGAAGAAGTAATGCGTGGACTGTACGACAACATCAACGCCAGGAAAAAGGCTGGGACATCCAGGCCAAAGAGCAAGTCAACGATCAGTGACAAGACTTATTCGTTGATGAAGCGCAAAGCTGGTGGATTTAAGGCCAAGAAAGATGGCTAAGTCTCCAGCTTGGCAGCGCAAGGAAGGCAAGAATCCCAAGGGCGGACTCAATGCCAAGGGCCGGGCGTCTTATAAGGGCGGAACTTTGAAGGCCCCAGTAAAGTCTGGCGACAATCCTCGACGCGCTAGCTTCCTGGCTAGGATGGGCGGCATGCCTGGACCGGAACGCGATAGCAAAGGCGAACCAACCAGGCTGCTGCTATCGCTTCGTGCCTGGGGAGCAAGCAGCAAAGCTGACGCCAAGAAGAAGGCAGCAGCAATCTCTAATCGAAACAAATCGAAGGCATAAAAAAGGGCAGCCGCGAGGGAACACAGCTGCCCAGGTCCTTCGGGGTGAAGGATGAATAGCGATGAGCTACTCGGATTTCATTTTACCCCCAACCCTAAATCTAGGGCTACGACTAAATTTACTTTTCGACCTGGTGTATCTCTTGTTCAATTCGTTTTCACTCTTCAAAGATTTACACCATTGCCTGATCGTGTCAGCCATTGACCCAGCGCTCACGAGAAATCTCCTGATCTCGCAGCAGGTGCAGCTTGCTGCTCTGGTTGATTCACATGCAGCTTTGGCCGTCCGACAATCTTCCAGTTCCGATAGTCATCCCCAGCTTTTTCCTGGATCGTAACCTGCAGCTCGATGCCAGCAGCAAGCATCTGCTTGTGGATGTTAGCAACGACTGCTTCCTGGTCGGCAGTCATTGGCACCGGGCGGTTAGCCTGGTCGTCCCAACCGTTGTTGAACTGGAGGAATCCGCTCAGCCTGTACTCTTTGGCTGGGAGGATCGTTTCTTTGAATGTAACTGTTGCGTTACCGAGTTGTGGTTTTGCCATTGTGGTTCTCCTTAGAATGGAATCTCTTCGTCTGATATACCTGCTTTCTTTTTGAGATCTGCAAGTACATCTGCTGGGTTTGGATCAGGCTCGCTGCCTGTTGTAACCGCTGGTTGCGGATGGTTCTCCAGGAAAGTCTTGCGCTCCTTCCACGCTGACAGTAGATCCTGGTACAGCGCATTGTCCTGGACCGCCAGGGTCTGCAGCTGATCGTCGTTCTCTTCTGCCCAGGCGCGCAGCTGACCTTCAGTGCTGAACACTTTGATCTTATCTTTTCCTGCCTTACAGAAACCAGGCCAGTCATGTTTTGGCTTTGCTGTTTGCGCAGCCTTTACGACTTTGTTCGCAGTTTCCCAGCCGCTCTCAGGCTTCGCAGCATCGTCATCTTCCTGGGCAATACCCAAGGCTGCAGCGAGAGCATAGCGTCGAGCGTAGGTAATCACGCTACCAGCTTGCTGCGCTGCTGACATCCTGGCTGCAGTCTCCATCGGCAGCTGCGTCTCTGACATCACCCATTGTCCTGATGAGTGCAGCAGCATGGTCGATACAGTTACGCCAGTGCTTGAATGACCAGGCATCTGGATGACAGACAAGCCATGCTTTTTAAGCAGCGGTCTCACCTCATGCAAGATTGCAGCAAGATCTGCGTACTTGTAGTTGTGGCCATCTTTATCCTTAGCCACGTTGTTGACTTCGCCCTGGAACGCGCTCAATGCAGCTCCAAGCTCAGTCAAGTTTTCTGATGTTTGCATCATAAATTCCCCTCTTTTGTTTCCAATAGATTTGGTGAACGCGCTCCCTCGATATACCTAAACTTTTGGCAATCGATGTAGCTGTTTCGCCAGCGTCTTTCCGCCGCACTATTTCTTTTCTCCTGGCATAAATCTTTTCCCATTGCTCTGGAGTGTGCTGATCTTGCCAAGTTTTATTTTTCTCACCAAAGTTGACTATCACCTGAAAATCCTTCGTGCTTCTTCAAGGTAGCCAGGCGGCTCCTTCCAGGCCAGGTCGTCAAAGTTAGGCACTACCCATTCAAGCAGCTCCTCTTTAGTTTCCGAAGCCTTGAGCATCTTCTCAGTCAGCTTATGCATGCGTGAGGTCTCAGCAACGATTTGCTCCAGGTACTCAGGCTGCAGCTGCTCGCAGTTTTTCTCGCTCAGGATTGTGTAGTCGTTCCCGTTCGAGTAAAGCAGCCAGACAGGTTTCTTACCGTTGATCCACCAGCCGCCAGCAACCTGGTACACGTTGTTCATATCGAACATGCCTGATAGATCTTTCGGCAGCGACGCCTCAGAGAATCCTTTCTTTGTCCTGGTGTTGCGCTTCGGCCACTTGGTCTTGAGATCTCCGCAGCCTACATAGTCAGGCTTGTTGAAGTGTTCAACCTGGTTGCCAGGCAAGCATCCTTTGAGATCGGTCTCACCAAACACACTGTCGGCCTGACTCATCGCTTCACGCAAACCTTCAACGCTGCAGCGTATGACATCGACCAGCTTGCCCTGGCAGTTACTCCAGTCTTCCGCATCAACGCCGTTGTCCCAATCCCTGGGTTCGTACTCCATGTACTTCTGCAGCGCCAGGTCAAAGACAAAACCTGGGTCCTTATTCTGCAGCAGTATCTTGTCACACGCATCCTGGACTACGATTCCTGCAAACATTTTT